CAAAGAAAAACTTCATTTCCACGCGCACATCTGGTACAAAGTCACCGCTCTGAGCGGGTGTCGTATAATGGCATTACTCCAGCTTCCCAAGCTGATAACGAGGGTTCGATTCCCTTCACCCGCTCCACTATTTACAAGGCCTCCAGCGGTGTCGAGGTAGCGTCAAGCGAGACTGGTGACAGTTTCAGTGACAGTTACTCAGAATTTGCCTCTCACGCTTCTGGCCAGCCCTGCCCTACCCCCTTCCCCGTTTTAGGTTGACCCATGGGAAAAAGGTAATTTTGGTAATTGGATTTTCAGATCCTCCAGAAACCTTTAAAATCAAAGGGTTAGCTCGTATTGTTAAAGGTAATAATAGGGTAATTTTCTAGTAATTAGATTACCTTTAGATAGGGTTAGATCCTGACCTTACGAAACCCTTTAAAATCAGTCACTTAAGAAAAAATTACCTTTTCAATTACCTTAAATTACCATCTCAGGTAATTGCGCAAAGCCACGTGCTACAAGGCCTGCAGCCCCCCTCCGCAAGCAAATTCCCAAAATTACCTTTTTCCCAGCCCGCAACCGAAAGGGCCTAAGCTGACCTTTCCAAGGAGTAAAATTCTGATGAAGGAGGAATGGGAAATTGAACGTGATCTGGGATGGAATACTGCCGATTGAAGGCATGTTGATCGTGGTCGAGGATGACCCTACCCTTCGCACACTGATGACGGACATGATCGCCGTGGCCAGCGTCTTGCTGCGACCATCTTTAAGACTCCTTCGCAGTGATCCGGAGGTGCATCTAGTTACCAAATCTTTCCTTGGTCAAACGAGTGCCGGTCATTGAGATGTTTGCCACATTAGACAATGATGGGCACGCGGGGGAACGTCAGGATGCCTGCCCGCCACGCTCCAAATGCCTAGTTCGAATGACTCTCACTCTTATGACACAACCTGAAGGATAGTTTGATAATGGAACCGATCACGACGAAGGGAATAGGCACTACAGTCAAGGTATGCGTGAACCTGGCCAAAGCCGTCGGCCCGCTGTTCTTGTCCCAGTTTGATTATGCAAAGTTTAAATATTTAGATTTTAAAATGAAACAAGCTCAAACTGCAGGATATGCAGAATACTTCCTCGCAGAGGCTAGATCTTTAGTTGAATTGAAAGCTGAGCAAACGCGGGACGCGCTAAACAAACAAGGTTTAGAGAGACTGCAAGCCGAAGAAAACGTAAAGATCATAACAAAAGAAATAAACAAACTACTTGTATACTCAAAAGTACCAGCCCACATTCGCTACCTCGAAGAAGACAAAGAACCGCAGGACAGCGAAGCTAGTGATGAAAAAATTGAAATCAATGAAACTTGGCTTGATAGATTCAATAACCTTGCAAGTAAGCTCAACGAAGATTGGCGCCAAAATCTATTAGCCAAATCTTTCGCTATTGAAGCAGAGAAGCCCGGAACAATTGACCTAGATACACTTTTTACAATTGCCAGACTAGATCAGAAATCATTTTACTTTTTTGATGCCATCCTTTCTATTTCATTAAAAATGTATGAAGTTTACTTCTTACCAACGCACAATGACCCAGTAGCAATCAAGGTCGACGTAAACGGCACCGAATACGACATCGGAAACATTATATATCAACTGCAGCACACAGGTCTTTTGCTGCACGATGAGCGACTCGGGGTTAACTTAGATGCAAACCGATTAGCTCAATTCCGCTATGGCGATGATGTACTAGCGGCTAAGCCTCCTATCCACTTGCATGTATCAGGGATAATAACCTCAAGAACCGGCAGCGCTCTCGCCGCACTGTGTACCACTAGTACAAACGAAATAGGCTATAACAACTTCAACGCATTTGAATCTTATCTACAAAAAAATAATGCGTTATTCAAACGCTACTCATTAACCTGAGAGTAATATTTTAATTTCCAGATGCAGCGCCTGTGATACAGGCGCCTTTCACCCTTCGTTCATTAAGAAGATCGTAAGAAAAAATGGCCTCTAATAAGAAACTCAGGTTTAGTAGGGATACCCCTAATAGATCAAGGCTTTCAGAGCTTTGACTGAATGAAGTGGATGATCCTCTATCGCCTTCAGCTCTGTGAAATCCTTCAAACCGACCACAGCCCGCATCAGCCGGCGCTTGCAGGGAATTCAACCTATCCCCGGATGGGGCCAATCTCCGCCCAAAAACGATCGTGTGCGTTTTTGAAAATCCACCGAAACCCACGTTTTCAAACTTTTCGCCCAATAAAACCGGGCACTCCAGCGCGCCCCCTTCCGTGACCGCACTCTGCGCCGCTGTGCACCCGCGCTGCATTTCCTTTCAAAACTTTGCATTCTGTGAAATTGCCGATCGCCTGCAGAGCCCCAGGGCCCGCCTGGGCTGCAGCTTCGTTTGCACTACATCCGGATTTGCACAAAAAAAGGACGCAGGGCCCGTCGGCGGGAGGGGGATAAGTGCTTTTTCTGACGCTTTTTTCTTCACGCCGGGAAGTTTCGATCACAGCAACCCCTGGTCACATACGTCAGCGCTTCATCGGACTGGTGTCGGCAAACTCCCCCAATGACTTATACTGTTCGCATATACAGTATCGAGGGCGCCGGTGATGATCCAGGCAGAATTTGAAACGTCTATCAGTAAGGCCACCGCACTTGCTAAGTGGAACGATCTACTACGTGATGAAGCCGCGTTGCTCGCTGCACCAGGTGCACATCACAAGGCGCTACTGAATCAGGCTCACCTGCTCCACCAAACTGATGTGATTGATCGTGATGATCTAAGTGAGCTTCTTGAGCTGGCTGACGGGGCACTGGCTTATGCCGTGGAGGCTCTGATCGATGATCTCTGCGAATAGGTAGGCCTGCCGCATGCACATGTTAGTGACCCCAATGCGCCGGCTTGGCGTAGCGCTCGACCCGAAAGAACGTCGCCGCTATCCAGCGATCAAGGGAAATGTGATGGTGAGCTCCGGCATGAGCGCTGAGCTCGGTCGTAGTGCCAATGTGGCCCGCTTAGAAGTAGGTATGCCTCTGGAAGCAGATCCCCTACCCCAGTTATTGGACGCGACGCTTTCAGGAATGGCCGTGACTGGATTTGTCTTGAGTGGCATTGAGTACATCGACGGTTGCGCCTATGCGCAATCTTGGTGGTGTCGTTTGGGGTAGGTCCGCATCATGGCCTCCTACCGAGGTATGCGGCCCTCCACTGAGGACACTGGAGTCTCCAGAATTCAGTCGGTATTGCACCGACTGAAAATAAGGTAAGCGTGGAGAAATTAATCTATGGCAAGACCTGTGGCGATCCTTTCCATTTAAAACTGTCATACACTTGTTGAAGACTATCACGCATCTTAACAAGGGAATCAAAACTAACTTCAACAGTTGCAACATGTCCATCATCAATGGATGCGGTAAAGTTATTCCCCATCAAGCTTGAAACGACGTATATAGGCACTCCAGCCATCCCGGCCAGTAGGCCGCCTCCTGCATATGGCTCAGGTATGATCTCTACTAGTTTGCGTTTTTCTGACTTCAAGCCACGAACTCTATCTTCCTCATGGTGAGCAGAGTTTCGAACCTTCGTTAAGTTAACGAATTTTTCCTTAATAAAAATCTCATGTACCTCTTTCAAGGCACAAGGCACAGTACCTAGCTCCTTCAAAACACGAAGCATCTTTTCGAACCCATCAAGAGCATATAAAAATGACTTTGCATAGATCATTTCAGAAGCTCGCTGAACTGATTTAGGCAAGCGCCCGGATCCGAGCAAATGTATATTTAAACGACGAGCTACTTCTAATTCATCCTCAAGAGACAATGGATGGAAAGCATTACCATGAAGTCCTTCAACAATCTCCCGCCTAAGTACTGTTAACTGATACTCCTCATTTGCATTCACTTCTGGGTCGTTTTTCTGTGACGAGGAAAACCCAAGGAGTGCATAACAAGCCTCCCAATATGTGTTTTCCAAAACACCCAATTGCGGCAGTAAATCGCGCCCACCCTCCACATCAAATCCTGGCTTGATTAAAACTGGAAATTCCATTGCCCACTCTCATCTTTAAATTGAAGCAGTTTAGGGTAGTTACGAAAAAGCCCGCCGAGCGGCGGGCCTTTTTATAACACGTTCAGCATCAGACTGTGATGCCGCGATTAGCGTAGTAGCCTTTCACTGCTTCGTACATGACGTCGATCTCTACCTCAGTGAGCACGCGACTCCAGATCGCGGCGAACAAGATCTCCGACGGCAGCGCGCCGGCGACCGAAAGATAGGACGAGCCGATTCGGAAAGGTCCACCAAGGTCGGTGGTCTTCCCCGCCGGAATGGGGCTGCTTTGAGCGGCAAGGCCGGCCGTTTTGTTGATGATATTGCCTACCCGGCTTACTTTGCTGATCGTGCCGAACATGGCCTTCAGCTCAGAAACGGGGCGTGGGGTCGCGATGTAAGGGGCATACAGCACACTTGCCGAGGAGATCCCGTCCCAATGCGACCAAACCAAAACATCCCGCACCTGGCCATCAACTTCCGGCGATACCTTCCGCACCATGACCGAAGCGCCAATTGTGGTACCGACGCCGCCGGCCCTGGGGCTCCAGTAGTTCGAGATAATGTGACTATCAGCATCATCCCCTGGGGCTTTGGCGACGACCATAAAGGTCATTTCGTCGGTGTGTGGGACTGCGGTCTGAATGTAGTTCGCCATCTGGGTGGGAGTCATGCTATTGGCCGTGAATGCAGGCGCCCCTATTACCAGCCCTGGGGGCTTACCTGGTGCCAGGTTGCGTGCAAGGTTCTCACTTCCACCAAAGAAATTTAGATACTCCAAACCAGCGGCGACTGGCGGCACATAGTTAATTGCCCTGGCCGCGAAATCGCCATTCTTTACAACGAATCTAATTCCCATACGAATCCCTTAAATAGTTACAGGCGTTAAGCTGAAGGCGATGCACCAGTTGTGCAGCGGATATGGCCGATCGACAAGCGCGGGAATGTTGGCGCCCGCATACTGACCGGACCCTTCTTGATAAACATATTTTTCCGAGGCAACGGTTTCATCACTGTCGCGCAGACTTCCATTACCACCACTGACTGTTTTAGTCGCATACTGGACTTTTACAATACCAACGGTATCACGACTTAACACTATCTTAACGACAGTGTCAGCGACAATTTCAACTGACGAAATTGCAATAGCACCTAAGTTATCAGCAACCCGAAAACCTTTATCGGCATATTCGCTTTCAGCGAGCATCACATAAGGTTTGGCAAACACTAGGGGCGGACATGGAACATGGAAGTCAATCAGCACTTTCCGATCGCGAATTGTTACCCGGCGCGGCGATAAAGGTTTCCAGCTTTGCCCGAGTGTAACTACCCGATGAAATACTTTACCCAGCTGCATTCCAACCCACCGATAGCCATTGGAATCAAGATGCCCGCCCTTATCGGTGTATGGGTAAATAGGGGTCGCCATGTACCAGTTGCGCTCCTCCTCGCTCAACTCCCACTGAGCCATGCCAATGGCCAGATCATTGGCATCTGAGGTGTACCCTGCCCCCGTCTGATAGGTGATGATCGCAGGCGGGTTGGTCTGGCCCGCAACGCCGTAGGCGATGTCAGTTTTCCAGATCTCACTCTGTGCTTTGAGCTTGGCCTTGTAGCCCTCTTTTGTAGTATCGCCACCGTAAGCGGTCGTGTAGTTCCATTCGCCTTGCATCCAGTAGATGGCGGGCACGCAATAGGTTGCGGACTCGGCATCAGCAATGGCTTTCACGCCCTGGGCAGCCTGCAAGAGCCGCCTGTAAAGCTCTGGTGATGCGCCTTTGCTCAGTTGTTCAATCGATCGCCCCGCCACACCCGCGCTGGACGTCACGAACAGCCGAGAATCATCTTTCGCTAAACCGTGGTGCTGCAAAAACAAGTGTCGGGCGAAGTTGACTGCGCCTACTTCTGGCCCTTCGCCTTCGTTGGTTGCGCCCGCAGCCAAAGCGGCCACTTCGGCATCGGAAAGGATGGAATCCCCACCGGCCGCTTGGACCACCGCCTTCAAAGGTTTAAGAACCGCACCACCCAAAGGGATAAAAGAGCTGGCCGAACCGGATGCTGGGCGTGTGCTATCGCCGTACATCAGTGAGCCATTCTTCGGCACTTTCGATAAAGCAGGCCATCCTTCGAATGCCGTGGACAGACTCTGTCCATACATTGGAATGTGATTGTATTTTGCTGAGGGGCGCTGGACTTCACTGTTAAAGTCACCGCGCACGGCATACGAGGCGGCCAAATTCTCAGCGTTGCGCTGTTTCACTTCAACAAGTTCCAGCTCGCCTGCCAAATCTGACTCTGCGGAAACAAAGGACTCAGAACGAAACTTTCCATTGACCTGTTCAACAGAGACGAAGCCGAACCGGTCCATAATTTGAAACTCAGCCCCCTCTACCGACTGAATATCAAACTCATAGTTGGAAATTCCATCATGGGAGAAATAAGCGGATGACGATCCAAATCCGCCATATTGATCCTGTTGAAACGTGGCGAACCCCGCGCTATCACCAATTGTAAATGGGAGTTCAGAAGTTGATGGCGCCAGATAGCTCAACACATCTTTGATTGGCTTCAGGCTCGGATACTTCGCTTGCGGCCTCGCTACTCCGGCATCGTTGAGGTAGAGCGTGAATGATTCATCCACATCGGAACTTGGAACGCTGAAGTATTCGCCGCTTTCAACAGACGCCAGGCCAACCTCCACCGTTGGATAGATATTGCCCTGGACCAGGGACGAATCTCGGGCACCCTCAGCACGCGCAGCAGCAGAGTTGGCGGCCGCCAAATCCGCGGCGACATCATTGAATTGCAACTGCAGCCGGTAGTCCCGGTTCCCACCCACAATGCGAAGGTCAAACAAACCGTTGGGCGCAGCGAACTGAACAAATCCATTTTCATCAGCAGTGAATGGATTGTTCAGGAACACGCCATTGGCCTTACGAAGGCCCAACACCAGGCTTTCAGTGCCGCGCTGATAGAGGTAGCAGGTGGCGCCGGCAATCTTGTTGCCTTGATCGTCCTGAGCGAAGTAGTTCTTGAGTTCCAAATTAGGCTCCGGTGATGGGCGTCAGTTGCCCAGAAAGTTGTGCGCCGGTACCGGCATGACCGGCGAAGCTCGCCGCGTTGGTGGGGACTGGGCTGGATCCGTGTTGATGGCTGGCGATATCGGTGTTCATCTGAATGACCACCTCGATCAAGTCGCACAGCACCTGCAGCACGTTGACCGACTCAGATCCCAGCCAAGTCGTGGGCGCAGTGCTGCGGCGGGCGCCTTCGATCCGCTCCTGCAGGTGGCCACCCACCGTCAGGTTGAGCTTTTGGCCCACCACCTGGTTGAGGTCGCGGCCGCTGGCCAGGTGCAGATCATCCAGAGCGGCCAGACTTGCAGCCCCACCCGACAGCAGCTTGAGCGCGCCGATCGCCTCGAGTGTCTTGATGCCCCCGACCGACTCAGTTGAATGATCGTCCACCGCCACCTTGCTGCTCTGGTGACGCTCGAGGTTGCTCAGGCTCTCCACCTCGCGATCGATCGACTTGTCCAGGATTCGGCCATCGGTCTGGCGCAGCCAGTTGCCGTCTGCATCGGCGCGCTGCTGGGCGGCGTCGCTGTGCTGCCACACCTGGTCACCTTTCGGCACCTTGGGCAGGCTCAGGCCGTGCGGCAGGATCGCCTGGATAAACGGCTTGCTCGGCAGGCCGTAGGCAAAGGACACGACCACGCGGGTTCCTTCTTCCGGGAAGGCGAAAAACCCCATCTCGTCGCCGCCCATCGGCATCGGCAGCGGCACGCCGGCCAACACTGGCAGCGCCGGATCCGGCTCGTCGTCTTCGCCCAGCAGCTCGAGGTCCACCGCAAAGCGTGGACGGAAGTCGTCGCAGATCCCGGCGCCGGCCGGCGCATCCGCCACACCGACCACCCGGGCAAAGCGCGGCAGGTGATAACCGCCGGTGAGTTCGGGAAATTGCCGCTCTACGCTGCGGCGGATTGCGTCTTCCATCGGATCGCCATTTGGTTGCCGGTGAGCGTCACCTGGGTGATCCGCTCGCCTTGGTTGATGGATGCACCTGGTCGCAACCCGGGAAGGGCCGCGATCATCGCGCTCTGGTTGTTTTGGTAGCCGTCGAACAGCGCGACAGGCAGCTGCAGCGGCGATCGGGTGCCAAAGAAACTGTCGGCCCAACTGCCCACAAACACTTCGCCGTCGCCTTGTTGTTGCCACATGAAGTCGCGGATCCCGAATACCCGGGCCAAGCTGTCCATGGCCTGGTAGCCGGCGGCCAGGTTGTAAAAGAACGGGGCTTTTACCTTGGCGTACGCCTTGTCAGGAACCCGAAAGCTCAGCCCGGTTTTCTGGTTGATATCGGCCAGCACTGTGCTCAGGTCCGCATGCCGCAGGTTGATCGGCAACGGGTTGGCTAGGATCGCGGCCAGCTCGCGGCAGAACAGCACCTGCTCGATCGCGTTGGACGAGGTGCAGCGCTCGACATAACCGATGAAGTGGCGCTGCAGCGGGCTGTCGTTGTAGCCAATATCCAGTGTCACCAGCCCTTTCACCGGTGCCGCTGCCTGAATGGTCAGCGTGGCGCGGCCGGGTGTGCGCAGTTCAAGACGGACGTCATCGCTGACCAAGGGGTAAACGACACCGCCAATGGTGAGCACCTTGTGCAACTTCATGCTCATGCCCCACCGCCCAAGTAGTTATCCAGCTTTTTCAGGGTGGCTTCGAAACCGGTGAGCTCCTGACCCGCTGCGTCCGCTCCTCCGGCGCTTGCACCTGGTGCAGTCACGGACTGGCCCGGGGCTCCTTGTTGGGTCACCGCTTTGCCAGCGCGGCGCGCCTCCACCCGCTCAGGGTTGGAGAGCTTTTCGGCCAGCGTGAACTGCACAAGCCATGCTCTGACCGAATCGTCTTCACGGGCGCTGACGCCTTCGGTGAACTGCACCTGGCGAACGCCAAACGCAGCCGCGGTGTCGTTGACGACCCGATAGGTTTTCAGCTCGCCACCGGTGCCCGTCGCCTCGGCCATGCTCATCAGGTTGCGCAGATGCCCCGCATCGACGAAGGGGATCAACAAGGTGACGGCCAGTGTCTTCGGCTTGAAACCCTTGTGTGCCGAATCGGTGTTGCTGGTCTGCCCCGACAGGTCGTCACTTTCGATTCGCAGGTTGGCGGTGACCTTGAGGTTTTTGCCGCGCACCTCTTCACCATCGAGCAATAAGGTCATAGGCCCACCAATTCCCGAACGAACGACAACCCCTTCAGGGAGACGACTAGGAGCACGCCGGCGGACAGACCCCACTCATGACCAGGGGCCTCGCCCTGCAGCAGCTGGTGACGCAACTCGGCGGCATTGCCCGGACCGATCAGGCGCGCGCGCATGCTGTCGTCGGCGGTACCGCCGACGAACTGTGACTTGAGGTCGGCGAGTTTCTGCGCCTGTGCCTGGGCCTGGCTGGCTTTACGGGCAGCCAGCTTCGCCAGATCAGCCATCGGTGAACTGTCCGCATAACTTTCCAGTGACGACAGCTGACCGTTCAGGGCTTGCGTGGCGGCCTTGGTCACCGTGCAACGTTCCAGCGGCAACGCACCCCAGCGCGGCAGTGTGCCGGCGGTGGGCAGTTCCCACTTTTCCGCGTCCAGGGCGAACAGGCTTTTCGCTCGGCGTTCGGCGCGCTGCAGGTCTGGCATGGGCAACACGGCATTGAACCGGGCCAAGGTCGCCGCGAACTTGTCGTAGCGCGTGCCCAGGAACATCACGGCCAAGGCATATTGCGAACCAGCCGGACGGCCGTCATCGCCGGTGTCCTCGAGCTTCTCGCCCAGCTGCTGCAGCAGGTTGGGCGCGGACAGGTAACGCTGGTAACCACGGCCCTGCCCTACCCCGCTTTGAAATGGCGTCACCACCAGGCAGGCCGGTACTTCGCCCAGGGCATCGGCCAGGCCCGCCCGGCCAGCGGCCACGGCGGATTCTGCTGCCGAACCGACCGGACCTGGTGAAGTGGTGGCCAAGTCGGCCAGACCTGCCAGACGTTGCCCGGTGCTGGCCAGCTCGCTGCTGGCCAGACTCTTGGCCGCCTCGAGGCCGTCAAGCCACTGGGTGGACTGCTCCGGCCAGCGCAGGGTGATTGGTGCCCAAGTCATACCGGTGCCGACTCCCACACCACAGCGTTGATCGCGTCCAGATCCGACGCCGATCGTGCGGCTGCCAGGGTTTGCTTGAGGTCGTTGGCTTTGCGCAGGCGCTGCAGCTTGAACTCGGTGAACTCGTCGCCAATCTCACGCAGCTGCTCGCTGGTGTGTTCCAGAAAAGCTTTCACTCCCGACACATCGCGGCAGGCGTAGGCGCCGCCCAAGCCACGCAGGATCATGCCGGTCAGGTTCAACTGATCTTCCAGCTCGGTCTCGTAGAAAAAGCGATCGCCCCGCACCGAAGACCAGAACCCGCCGGTGATCTCCTGCAGACACGCGGTGTTGACCATGGCCAACTGGGCGACGTAACGCAGTTCGATCACGGCCGGGATGTCATCGATCCAGTGACCATTGCCCCAGATCTGCCCCGGGCCTGGCTTTTCCAAGGTGTAACCCGCCGGCAGCGAACCGGCGCGCTCAATCACCAGGGCCTCGCGGGTGACGATGTTGTACGCCGTCAGCCCCAGATAGGAGTCGACCAGCTGCCAACGACGACCATCCCAGAATGCCGCCTTCTTTTGCGGTACCGCTGGCGGCTCGACTTCCACACAGCCACCCGGGATCAACCAGACATCGGGCTCCAGCGGCGAGCGATCGGCCACGGCGGTTCCGGTGTAGATGCCCAGGTGATCGGTTTGGTAGACGATTTTCGTGTCCATGGGATGGCCTCAGTACTTGATGCAAGCGAGGAACGCGATGTTTTGAGGACGGGTTTCGCCTCCACCGGTCGCGTTGATCGTGATGGCGTGGGAGTGGTCGCCGATTGCGTTGATCGTGACGGCGTGGGAGTGGTCACCCACTGCGTCGACGGTGATGACGTGCGCATGATCGCCCGCTGCGTTGACGCTGATGTTGTGGGCGTGCGCGCCGTCGGTGGACGTCGTTGAGTAAGAGCCGGCGACTTGAGTGACGTCATCGCCGGATGCCAGTACCTCGCCACCTGGCATGCTTGGGTTGGTCGAGCCCTCTTTCACCGTGTGAGCGTGGGCACCCTGGGAATCGCTTGACGCGGTGTGGGTGTGGTTACCGGCCGCAGCGGAACTGCCGGTGTGGGCGTGACCGCCGGCCGCGGCAGAACTGCCGGTGTGGGCGTGGCTGCCGGCTGCGCCGGAACTGCCGGTGTGGCTGTGGCTGCGAATCTCATCAGCCTGAGAGCTGCCCAGCACCCGGCCGACATCGATGCCCCGGCCATCGTCAAAGACGCGGATGAACTTGCCGCGTGGGTCCGGCAGGTTGAACGTGCTAACGCCATCGCCAGCACCGTAGGTGGTGCCGATCTTGGCGAACAATGCGGCATAGACCGTGCGCGAGACCGCCGCACCGTTGGCCCGGAACCAACCCGGGGGTGGCGTGGCCATGGCAAAGGTGCCGATGCGCCCGACTTCTGAGTCTTCGATAATCTTGCGCAGCACCTTGAGCGCCTTGGTGGTGGCCAGGATCTCGCTACTGTCTGTTGCCGGATCGTCGCTTTTGGCGTTGGGCAGGTTGCCCAGGTCGACGTCTTCCTTGGTCGTAGCCCGGGCGCGCAGGTTCTCGTAGTCGCCATTGCGCAGGGCGAACTGTTTGACCAGGGCGTCAGTGATTGGCTCGCTTTGACGCTGGTCGGTGATCTCTCCCGACACCGACACGCTGGCCAGCTCCACCACGTAGTGGGCTGTTCCGTTGCTGTCGGCGTAGTCCGCTTTCGCCTCGCCAAACACCACCTTCCAGACGGCGACGTTGTCACTGCCTTCGCGGGCCAGCGCTACGTCCAGCCAGGCTATGACCGGCAGTTCCGGCAATTGCACCTGGACAGGCTCAGCCAGTTCGACGCGGATCCCTTCCACATAGGCAATCCCCGCTTTGACCTGGTACAGACCGAAACTGGTTTCCATCTGCAGGCTGTTGGCCAGGTAGCAGGCGCGGCCAAACACGTCACGATTACTCATGCGCTCGCGCCGATCGATGCCATTCAGGCGCACCGTGAAGTCGTGTTGCCAGGTGCTGGCATCCACGGTGACACCGGTCAGCGCCTGGGCCCCGTTGAACTCCACCAGGAAGTTGCGGGTGACGTTGTTGCCGATCTGCAGCGGCGGGATGTTCTTGCGCTTCTGCTGTACTGGGACCGTTGCAACAGCCAGCAGCACACCTTCAGCGGCTTCCAGGCCGATCCAGTTGAAGTCCCAGTCACCCACATCGGAGCCGATCATCAGGCTGTAGATCACCTGATTGGGGCTTACATACCCTTTGCGGTCATAGACTTTCGTGTAAACGATCTGATTCGCCGGCGGCTTGCCGGCGGCTCGATCAACCGGCGCATTCGGATCAAGACCAGGAACAAGGGCCAGCACGAAGCGAGCAATATCAAGCTTCTCCCCAGCGCCTTGTTTTTGGGCAATGAGGCTTTCGCCGGCAAGGGTAATGCTCGCTCCCATGGGGGCTCCTAAAATGAATCGGTCAGAAAGGTGAGAATGGCGAGCTCGTTGATCACGACCAGGCGGCTTGCGCTGTCATCCAGCGTGGCAATCAGGGTCTGCTGGTCGTCGTTGAAGTCGGCCACGCCGATATTTAGCTTCACCGGGGTGATCGTGACGAAGTCGTAACGCCGGCAAGTGCGCCCGTATTGCTGCATCAGGACGCGCAGCAGCACCGGGTTCTCGCTCAGTTGCGTGTCGGACAGGTGCAGCAGGACCACGTCCCAATCCAGATCCGGCAGGCGTTCCTGGATCTCCACATAGCCCACGCCCAGGCGTTCGAAAATGCGCACCATGCCGGCGGTGCTACCGGCGTCGACGGCATTGATAAAGGCGTACTTCACCCGACGGCGGTACAACCCTTCCGGCTCGCCATGAAAGCGCTGAATGTCGCGCTGCCAAGCCAACAGATCGAGCACACTCAGGTGGCAGGTCTCGGCGTCCAGCTGCAGCAGCGGCCAGTTCATCCAGCTTTCGACCTTGCCCCACCAGGCTTGCGCGGCGGCTTTGAGCTTGGCCAGCTCCGGACCGTCCAGCCAGAAAGGCAGGCTCAACTTAAGCATTCAGCACGACCTCAACCCCGGACAGGCGCGGGATGGTCAGCTGAGAAATGATGTCGTCGTTGTCGAAGTCCAGGGAATCGATCCCCGGGAACTGCTGGTGCAATTCCTCGCCCAGGCGGCTGAAGGAAAAACGGGACTGCGGATGGGTCAGCGTCGGCTGATAGTCGCTCTCGCTGCTCTCGCGAAACGCCGCACGGATGAACAGCTCGATATCCGATTTCAACTTCGGCCAGCGCTCGGCGCCGACTTCGGCTTTCGGCCAGACCGTCAAATGCACGGTGTGCAGCGTGGCCGGCATTTCCAACACCAGCAGGTCGTCGCCGTGGCCATGGTTGCCCTGGTCGCGAATAGAGTTGTTGATTTCAGCCAGGTAAGAATCCGCCGGCGAGTCCGCTTCGAACAGCACAAAGGCATTGGCGCTGCCGGGGCCCCGGGGCGCGTTGTGTTCAAAATAAACGCCGTCAGGCTGCACACCGGGGAACGCGGCGATCATGGCGCGATACACCGCATCGGTGTGCCATTGGTTGACCGCTGAGAACTGGTTGCGCACACGCAAACGCAGCTCATCATCGGGCTCGGTGTCGGCGCCTGGCTGGGTCAGCCAGCCGTCAGCGTTCACCACCTGGACAACCCCAGGCACCGGCTCTGGCAGGATGGAAAAGTAACCTGGTGCAAGGTTGAATCCGCTGCCGGCCTGTTTCGCTCGGGCCTGCACGCGGATCTGCGATTCGCCATCGGCAAAGCTCGCCGCTGCCACTGTCACCAGCTCGTAGACGTTGCCGTTGATGGCGATCGACTGCACGCGGGTACCGGCCGGCACTTCCAGCAAACCAGCCAGCGCGCTGCGGGTGAACAGCAGCAGCCCTTCGGCTTTGGTCGCCGGCTTACGGGTGACGTTGACCGCCCAGGCCAACATGTCCAGCCAAGCGCCGGTCGCCGTCTTCACGAAGAAGTTCGGCAGCACGGTGCCGGCAATGAACTCGATCAGCCACATCACCGGCTTGGTCACCAGGGCAGTGATCACTCGCCAGAACGGCGACCAGGCGCTGGTGTTGCTCAGCTTGCTGCCCTGGGCGACGACCTCGAGCTCCCACGCGGCGCGCAGCTTGGCCTCGGTGGTTGGAATGCCGGCATCACTCAATGCCTGTTTGAAGTCCACGTCACTCACAGCACTACCTCAACAGATCCAAATTCAACGGTTTTCGCCGTTACCAGGTACTTGCCTGTTCCCTCGCCGAGGATGCGAACAGTGCCCGGCACCAGGCGCACGTCGGCCTCGACCAGCAGCTCCAGCTGCTGGATGCAGTCGGCTTGGCGGAAGCGATCGCGCTCGGCCACCATCGTCACCAGCAGCCCGCTTTCGCGGATCATGTGACCGATGTCCTGGGCGATGCTGGCCCGATCGTCCACCAGCAGCGGCTGGTTCGATGGGTCCAAAGTCAGGTCGTTATTGGTGATCAGAAGATCGATGTAGAGGCTCATCCGCCCACCCCCATCGCCACCATGTTTTCCAGCTCGAGCGGGGTCATCGGCTTGTTGGTATGGATGTTCACATTCTCGACGTGTGTGCCCTTGTTCTGGTTGCTGGTGTTCTGAATGCTGGTCAACAGCCCACCCCGGGGCACGGCCGTTGGCCGCGACGGTGAAAGACTAGGAATGGCTGCGTTGATGGGTTGCTGAGCCGGTTGCGATGCACTGGCGGCGTTGGCCACGCGCATAGCTGCATCGATCCCCGGTACTTTCGGCATCCCGGGGATTGGTTCATTGATGGTTTGCGGTGCGCTGATGGTGGCCGCGCTCACCGCGGGCTCGACACCTGGTATTTCCGGCATGCCGCCAAAGCGCGCTTCGATGTTTACGCCCGGGACGCTGTTGATCATCTCGATCAGGCTGTTGATGGCCTTGTAGAAGACGCCGACGATGCTGTCCCAGGCGCCTTTGGCCATGGCTGACCAGCCGCCCATGGAGCTGAACCAGTCGGAAAGGGTCTTGAACTGATCGCTGACCCACTTAAAGGCGGCGCTGTTCATCAGTGCGGCGGTCCATTCGTCCCAGTAGTAGACGGCGGCGACCACCGCCGCGACCAGGGCGACGATCCCGACAACGATCAATAGCACCGGGTTGGCCAGTAGCGCGCCGTTGACCAGCCAGATAGCGGCCTGCCAAGCCACCATCCCGACTTTGACCAGGCCCATCCAGGTGTACAGCAGCACCAGGCCGGCGACGAAGGCGATTGTCATGACGGTGTGAAACAGGAACATGGCGATGCTGCGGTAGCCGGTCCAGTTCAGCAGCTTCCAGACCGTAAGCATCCCCAGCCAGACCATCTTGGACATGCCTACCGCCAGGGTCAGCAGGGACATGCCGGCGATGATGCCGAAGATGGTCAGTGCGGTGATGCCGATCACTCGGGTGATGTTGGGAAACAAGGTGACCCAGCGCATCAGCGCCTTGCCGATCGCCACCATCTTTTCCATGAACGGCGCCAGGACCGGGATCAGCACCTGGCCAAACAAGGCGCGCATGCTTTCCACCAGGGACGTCCATTGCGCCCAGGGATCGACCATGGCCTTCGCCATCTGCTCGGCACTCTCCAGACCGCGAATCTTGCCCAACTGGTCCATGCCAATGCGCAGGCGATCGGTGTCCTTGGCCAGCGCCGTGATCACGCGCGCGCCCTCGCCGCCAAATGCGTCGATCAGCTTGGCCCCCGCATTGGCACTGTTCAGATCACCGAACTTGCCCTCCAACTTGCCAAGGATGTCGAGCATCGGCAGCAACTTGCCGTTCTGGTCGACGAACTTCATCCCCAACTTTTCCGAGGCGCTGCCGATGTTCTCGAAGAACGATTTGTAGATGCCGCCGGCATCGCCGCCTTCCATGGTGCTGCTCAGCGAGCCGATCACCGCGAACTGCTCGGCCAAGTCCACACCCGCCGTGGTCGCGATCGAGCCGACTTCCTTGAAGGCATCCTTCAACTGCGCGCCATCGGTGCGGAACAGCTTCACCGCCAGCGCGGTCTGTCCGCCCAGCTTCTCGATCCACTCGGTTTTACCGAAGGCGTCCGCCTGGCCCTTGAACAGGTTGTACATGGTGCCCACGTAGGCGCTGGTGGTCTCCGCATCGGCCTTGGTCGCCTTGGCCAGCACATTGCTGGTGTTGGTGATCGACGTCAGCTGGCTGGCGGTCAATCCTTTGATGGCGCCATCGATCGTCGCCGCCGATGCCACAAAATCGCGAGCATTGGCTGCGTAGTCGACAGAGAACTCCAACGCCTTTTGATTGAGTGCGGCCAGCGCATCTTCAGCCACGCCCAGCGAACTGACCTCGCCCAGGGCGCGGTTCATCTCAAGGGCTGGTGCCAATGACTGGGTGATCGCCACACCGGCGCCGACCAAGCCGCCCAAACCCAAGCCCATCGTCTTGATGTTCTGTTCGCTCTGCTCGGCAAGGTCGGAAAAACCCATTTTCACCTTGCCCAGGGGCGCGGTGACCTTGTCGGTCAGGCTCAAGATGAAGGCCAGGCGGGCGGCGCGGTCAGCCATGTGTTTTTATCCATTCAGAGCATGGGCGATGCCGTTAGCCACGGCGATTTCCATGCGTTTCCAGTGTTCGTCTTCCAGCCACTTGGCCGTGCCCATCACCTCGGGCGTGGGCTCTTGACCAGGTAGCCAGCGACTGGACAAGGCCAACAGCTGACCTAGGCCGTCCTCGCTCAGGCGCTCAGCGTGCTCGAGGGCTTTTTTACGATGATTTCAACGTCCGGCGCGTACTCCTCGAGCAGGGCACCGGCGATCTGCATGGTCATCACCGGGTTGGCCAACAAGGTGCGCAGATCGGCGCGCTGCTCGGCCACGACGGTGTTGCTCAGCAGGTTGTGGGATGGCGCCACCTTGTTGTTGGCGGTCACGGCGTTGAAGTACTTGGTCACGTCCTGGGGCGTCAGGGTGAAAGTGAATTCTTGGGCGCCGACTTCCAGGGTGATATCGCGTTTTTCGCTCATGTTCTTTTCCGTTGTGGGGGTTGGTTAAAAAGGTGCTGCAGGCGTTGTTCCAGCCGGTCTTCCAGCTTTTCCATGGCCTTATCGATGTGCTCGGCCCGCACGTATCGCTCGGCGACCTCGATGCGAAACTCCAGGTGCTCACGACGGGCCGCGCTGATCTGTTTGAAGAGGTACATCTGAAAACCCACCACACCGGTCAAAACCAGTTCGGTCAGCATCAGCAGTACGCTCACGGCCATGGCTGAAAGCTCCATTTCACGCGCTCCAGTTGCCACGCCCGCCAATCCGGACGGCGGCGTACATCAGCCACGCAAGAGGCTTGGGCATGCCCTCCTCGAGCAAGGCGTCATAAAAGACCTGGTCAGCCTCGGCCTTGGTAAAGGACAAGGTGCCGTGGGTGTAAATGAAGTCATGCACCACCGACGGACGACGGGCGCACTCGTCGTCACGCGGGATCAACCACCAGACCGGACGGGGGACGCTGGCCAGATCGGTGCGGTAGCACTTGGGCACCGTCACCAGCTTGTTGCTGGCCGTCAGGTAGAACAGCGGCCTGATCAGTTGCCATTGCTTGGTGCCCTTCACGGCCTTCACGACCAGCTCGCTCCTAAAGGCCATCGGCGGCGCACTCCACGCGGATCGTGTTCGGGGCCGTGTCGCTGGCAATTTGGGTGCGCAGCAGCACGCGCCCGGGCTCCGGCGCCTTGCAATACAACGCCACCAACGTGGAAGCGCTGCGTGCCACCACCGCGTGGGTGTCGCTGAAGGCGCAGCCGACCAGGGCGACGACGGTGAACACGACAATCATCAACAGGCGAGTCATTCAGTAGCTCCAGATCGCAGGGCTGGGGAATCGGCCACCGGCCGGCGCCATGCCCAGGTGCAGGAAACGAGCGTTACCGCGCTGGCTGATGCCGAAGCGGGTGAACTTCAGGTTCATGGCCAGGCGCAGGATCTCCACCGCGTCTTCACCACGGCAGCGCACATCAACCGCCAGGCCGGTGCAGTGCTCACCTGGTGCTGGCTTGCTCACTTCCACCGGGTGTTTCGGGCAGCGGTAGGCGCTGCTCAGCGCCATGGGTCGGCCAAACTGCTGACGCAGGGTCACCAGCTCGGCCATGAAGGCCGGATCCATCTCGGCGCCGGTGCTGTTGCACTTGCCACATTTGCAGCGCAATTCAGCCGCGGCGAAGTGCGGCCAGGTGATAGGGCTCATCGGCGTTTTCCTTGCTCGAAATGGGATTGGCACGGTGTGCAGCGAGTGATGCCGCCCAGCGCTTGGCGCTTCTCAGGGATCGGCTCGTCACAGTCCAGGCAATGGCTGCGGCTCGGCCCGGTCGGACGTGCCTTGGCGAGTTGGGCGGTAATCGCCTGTTCACGCTGGCGTTGTTCCAGCGCCTGGGCACGATCGAACGGGCAGACCATCAGCGCAGGCCCTCGATCTCGGCAGCAGCCAGATAAGGCACGCCGTTGATGCGAATGAAGTCCGGGCTGGTGACGTCAAACGGCACCTTGTGCTTGGATTTCTCGGCGCCTTTCGGATCGATGCTCAGCAGGCTGGACACCTTCAACTTGCAGGCGAATGCCTCAACGCGCAGTTCCTCTTCGCCGGCCTTGGCAAAGAAAACAATGTCGAATGCCTCGAACTCGCGAAAACTGCCGGCGCTGCGTGCGGCCTCGATCAACAGATTGAAGTTGCTGGTGTCGAACTCCATCTCCCCGCTGGCCGCAACGTCACCATCGACGTGCCCATTGGGTACGCCACGGCTCTGCGCCACGGCGGTGTTGTCCGTGATATCGATGGTGCAGCTTTCGATGTGAACCTGCAGATCGCCCAGGTTCACGTCGAAGTTCTTGCCGCCAATACGTGACATAGGGGGTTACTCCGAATCGTCGTTGGAAAGGTCGAGGGCGATGTTCGCCGTAAGGTCCTTCGGGCAGTTGAGCGGCCGGATCTTGATGTAAACCTCGACCTTGGTTTTGCTGAGCCACACCAGGACGATGTCGCCGTCCTTGGGCGCCTCGATCTCACCCGGGAACACTTGGCCGGCGAACGTGACCGACTTGGCCATCTGGCGCAGGGGCTTCATCAGCGCACTGATGGCAGCGGCCATGCTGTTGGGGGTGTTGTTCAATCGGCGATCGGCCACGCGGCGGATCAGCAGCGGGCGCACCTGGCGAGCGGCCTTGTCAGCCAAACGCAGGTACTCGACCACTTGGAAGTCGCTCGCCGGCGCATCGAGCATGTTGCCGTCGCCCCAGAACACGCCCGGGTAATCGGGATAGGTCTGCGACACGGAGAACCGTGCCTTATCCAGCTCGGCACGGATCGCCGATGGCAGCGGCACGCCGTCAACGTCGGCAGGAATCGCGCCCAAGCCCAGCACGGCACCGGACGCCACACGCATAGGGCTGTCGGCAATGCTCACCGCCGCGTTGGCCAAACGACCCGCCAGCACGCCCAGGTCATTGCCGTGCAATTGCGGTACGACCAGGACACGCGGCGCGGCCAGGTTTGCGGTGATGGCCCGTTGCGCGATCAGGTATTGGTCCCACGTCTGCAGCACGGTGATGCCCGCGCTCGCGGCCATCACAAACGCCCGACGGCCGTAGACGTTGTTCAGCGCGATGGCGGCGTCATGCATGGCCGACAGCTGCGCTGCAGCGGTCACCGGCTTGGTGATCACTACCGCCTCCACCGAAAACCCCTGCTGCTGGGCGTATTCCAGTGCGTCGGACCAATCACCGTCGGCCGCGATCGGCGCAGCCAGGCACGCCCAGCGATCGCCGCCGTTCAGTTTGGCGGCAGTGATCTGGGTTTTCAGGTCACTGGCAGGAATGCCCAGGGCGCTGTCCAGGTCGCTGTCGGTGTTCAAGGGGATCAACTGGCCGACGCTCTTCGCACCGACGCCGATAAAAAGGAAATAGCGCTCGATCTCAGTCACGGCACCCTGGCCCAGATTGAGATTGTTTACGCTGACTTTGCCGAGTGCCATGCAGTGCCTCGCTAGCGGGGTGAATTAAGGATTTGTTGGAGCACCTGATTCAGCAGCAAACCGGTATCTCGTTCGGTGCTGACGCCGATGAACTGGCGCTTGGGCAAGCTGATCTCCCAGCTCTGCGCGCCGCTGCTTTCGGCTTTTTCGTCGTCCAGGATGCGGATCAGCAGTCCGGCCTTGGCGTAGTTCACATGCTCTTGAATCCAGGCCACTGATGGCCGGGACAGGGATTTCTTGCCCTCTTGCCGGACCTTGAAGCCCAGCCGGCGCAGGCGCTTGGCCTGCTTTTCCGTGGCTGCCAGTCCGGCGGGAACATTGTTCCAACGCTTCATCTGGGCGGCGGTGCGGCGCTCACTGACGCCGTTGTGCTGCTGCGCCGCGACCCAGCTGGTCAGGGCATTACGCCAGCCCAGCTCGGCTTCATCGGGACTCACGCGGGTGACCAACATCAGCTTGGCCAGCCCCGCTTCCATCTTCTTTTTGCCCTTGCCGGTCCCTTTGCGCGCTTCGAACGGGGTGCCGTCGAGGTTCTGCTGATCACGCACCCGCTTGCGGCTCATCGTCCGCACGCGCTTGGAGACGTTGTTCAGCAGGCGCCTGCGCAGCTGTGGCGGCAGGCTGAGCAACGCCAGCTGCTCGCGCACGCCCAGATAGCCCCGGGCATCGAGCTCGAAGGTGCTACGACCGGCCAAGGCTTGATACCTCGCCGTGTTCAGCAATCCACAGATCAAACGGGACAAATGCCCAGGTCTTACCGAACGCCTCGATCTCGCCGGCGGGATCCTCGGCCAGGTATTGCGGCTCGTTGAACTCAAGGGTGATGTCCACGTCGGCCAGGTCGTTGTCGAGCATGGTGATGTCGAACTTCGGCGCCGGCAGTTCGTCGCGGTCCTGGTCGTTGCCCTCAAGCCAACTACCCACCAACGCCATCAGGCGCCCAGGGTGATCGGCGAAGCGCTCCAGGGCGATCGTGGCGCTGTAACGCATATCCCCCATGTGCAGCCCACCAATGTCCGGCTTCCAGATCAGCTCCAGGTTCACCTGGTCGGTCCAGCTATCGAGCTGCTCCGGCAGCACCAACTGGCGCTCGACCAAGTAAGCGGTGAGGGCGCGGAGTTTGATCACAGGAGTACCGCCGTGATGCGGCCACGGCCCTGCAGCGAGCGAACGGCCTGCTGGCTGAACTCCAGGAAGGTTTCGCCACGCTCGGGCAGTTCTTTGCCGGTGTTCTCCGCGCTTTCACGGCGGGTCACGGTGGCGAATTGAGTCAGCAAGCTGGCTTTGGCGCGGCAATACACGGCGCGCTTGTACGTCGCTGCTTGAAATGTGCGCTCCGGCAGCACCGTAGGGTCAGCAGATTCCACGGAGGACGCGCCCGCGTTCTGCCATTGGCCTTTGAGCTTGGCCAGATCTCGATTGACCTCGATCATCGCCGTGGTCAGATCAGTGGCCAGCATGTCTACCAGGTACTCCGCCGGCAGGCGGTATCCCTTCTGGAATTCGGCCAGGGAGAGGTTCGGCCAGAAGCCGTCGTTCTCGATCGCCTGATCCACAAAGGTGGTGGGTTTCCCGGAAAAGCTCATTGCTGGGCACTCAAATAGGGGCGGGAAAACTGTTTCAGTGGGTCAGGCCATAAATGGTTGGCTCACATCCACAGTTTCTCGCCGGGGGGGGGTAGTCGGTTATTGGGTTGCGGTTTCGGCCAGTTGCTTGATCAAGGCCTTGCGTGCCCCGGCAAGTCGGGTGCCTACACCAATGCCGTCGTACAACGCTTCGGCGCGTTCAAAGTGCGTGACGGCCAGGGCCCATTCCTTGCGATCCATCGCCAGAATCCCCAGCTGCTTGTGATAGCGAGCCGGTATCCGCTCGAACAGATTCCACTCGCCGTCAACACGGTGCAGAAGGTTCGATACATAGGGCTCAGGGCTGCGACCGGCCTTGAACTCGGCCTCGGCCCACTCGATCACCTCGTCTGCAACAAAGGTCGGGATGTCCCGGTTGAAGCGTTCAGGCAACACCTGACCTTGAGACATGGCGAAGTCCGCCAGCTCCAGGCCTTTTTCAAACTGGGTGGTGTCGAACAGCCAAATCAGGACGTACACCAGCACCGAGTTCGGGAAACTCAATCCGGAATCGCGGTACCGCTGCACGTATTCCTGGTACTTGGGCAACAGCTCATCACGCTTGAGCTGCTGTCGAAGTTCGCGGCTGTTGATCGCGCTGATGCGCTCCAGATCGACAGCCAGCGCGTCGTCCATCAACTTCAAATGCTTCTGCGCATTGGCAGGGCTGGAGAGTGCAGCGGCAGGCGAATAGCCCACCGCTACGGCACCGGCGACAGCCATCGCTGGACCTTGTGCAAGTACGCGCCGTTTGTGCGCCAGTGCCATGCTCATCAGACCAGCTCCACGTTTTCAGTCATCGCGAACTTTTCCAGCTGCTCGATCACATAGCCTTCGTTGCGGCTGTTGTAATCCTCGACGCGGGAGCGTTTCGGGTTGTCGATGGTCTGCTTCCGCCAGCTGGAGTCCTGGAAGTAAATCGACAGGTTGTCGAAGCTGGTGACCACTACGCCGTTGACCGGGAAGAACGGCACGCTGAAGCTCGGCAGACCGCCATAAGTCGCGATGACCTGGGCGTCTTCGATGCGTTCTTTTTCGGTCGGGACATCGCCCTGCTTGGCGTACAGCTTGGCTTTGTCAGCGGCCAGCAGGTCGCTGCCGATAATTGCGATCAGGTCGCCACCGTCACGCAGGCGCTCGTCGACCATCTGCTTGGTGTCGTGCACCAGGGCGTCAAGGTTCGCGTAGTCGCCGCCCTCGCCCAGGGTGACTTTGCCGGCGGTCAAGCCTTGGGACATAACCTGCTGCGGGATCTGGTCGCGAGCAATCTGCAGCCAGCCCTTGTTGACGTCCTGAAGCATCGGGAACGCGACGATGTCGGTCTGCGGGGCAGCATGCGTGCCATGGAAGCCGACCATGATGCGGTCCAGCGCGATCTGCTTCTGCACCGCCGCGGAGTACTTCTGATGGAAGTCCGGGAATTTGGCCCAGGCATCGATCTTGGCGTATGGCAGGCTGACGTCGGATTCGGTCGAAAACAGCTCGTAGGTGCTGTCATCCAGCGCCGAGGCATCCTTGGCTTCGCGATCGGTGGTCTTGGTGTTGGTGCGACCCGTCACTGGACCGGAAACGCCCAGGAACACCTTCTGGCCTTTGATTTCGGTGACCGGCACGACGTTGATGCGCTGCAGGAAGTCGGACTTGGCGGTGATCGCTTCATTCAGTTCTTGAGCGATGGTCGGCTCAACGCTGAACATTCTGGACGACAGCTCGACGCCGTAGCTTTCAGCGATGTCCAGTTGCATCTGGGCGTACATCTTGGCGCCCAACGTACTCAGGGATTGAGCCATATCAGAGCACCCGCACTTTCTTTTGATCGGCGGCACCAGTGGTGCGCGGCAGATCACGGCCTTTCGGAGTGTTCACCAGCGTGTTGAACTGCTTTTGCAGCTCAGCCAGGCTTTTGAGAACGGCTTTGTTGGAGTTGCCTTGACGACTGAACTCACGCTCCTGCTCGGCAGTCGTCACGATGTCGTCAACGGCGCTTTGCACGTCATCGATCGGCGCCTGGTCAGGCTCTGGGGCTTCTTCGGCGGCAGGCTCAATCACTGCCTGAATGCCGGCAGCGACAACAAGCAGTTGAGCCAGCAAGGCCTTCAAAGCCGTAGCTGTAGCTTCATCCATTGGGGGTTTGCTCTCGGTTGGGGTGTCGGTGGTGTCGGTGGCTGCCGGCTGCTCGATAGCGAAACGCTTGAACAGACTGGTGATCATCGTCGCCAGCTTGGCCAGCTCGCCCTGGGGCTTCTCTTCGTTCAAAGCGCCCAGCTCGACAGAGGCGGCGTAATAGGTGGCTTTGTTGGTGCGCTGCGAGAAGTACAGTTCCTGGGTGCCGAGGCTGGCAGGTTGGTCAGTCACAGCCAGGCCGGTCAGATAGGCTTTGCCGGTACCGGCGAAGTTCGGCCAGATTTCTATGCTGGAGAACAGCTTCTCGCCCTGGTCGTTGAGCCAAAGCAATTTCTGATTCGGTTTAAGCTGGGCCTCCAGCGCAATCTGGCCAGGCTCCAGATCGTCAGCCTCTTCGACGAGGCGCACGGCGAAGACGGTGCCGTGGGAACCGCTCCAGCGTTCGTGCTCGCACCAGATCACAGCCGTGTACTTCGACGGTGCATAGGTCTCGGCGATATCGCGCAGTTCCTGGGGAAGGATTTCGCGACCATCAACGGTCGGGCCGCTGGTGGCGACTCGTTTCCAATACGAAACTAGGGAACGGGGCATGGGCGTTAACTGCGCTCAATCGGTGATTTGAGGCCCCACGATATGGACCGATTGGCCCTCTAACAAACGGTTCTCCTGCGCACTTCTCCTACAATCGAGATGTAGGTTATTCGCGGAAATTAACCCCGCGTTTCAAGCGTTTTCGCCGCATAGACTGCGGCCCATGTACTACTCAACCGAAGTAAAAGAAGCCGCCAAACGCCTTTTCCTGCGCCGCTGCAAAGCGAAGGAAATTCAGGCGCAACTCAACCTGCCCAACATTCGGATCGTCTATTACTGGATCCGTCAGGGCGGCTGGGAGGACATGCTTTCGGACGAGGAGCCGCTGACGGCCGTCAGCCGGCGGATCACTCTCCTACTGGAAAAACAGGCGACCCTTACCAAGGGCGAACTGGACGAACTGGATCGCCTGACCACCATTCGCGAGCGCTTGGCCAAGCAATGCGCGAAGCCGACTCCAGTTGCGCCCAGCGAGCCGCGGGAAGACGGTGGCCAACGGAGTGACGACCAGCGCAGCAATCGCCGTGAGCGTGGCGAGCGGGATGGCAAAGGCGGAAAGAAACGGGAGAAGAAGGTCAAGAATGACGTCAGCGACCTGACCGAGACCGACTTTCTCGACAAGTTCATCAGCAAGATGTACGGCTACCAGAAGGAGCTGTTTGCCGCCAAACAGAACCCGCTGACGGCGCGGATCCGCAACATCCTGAAAAGTCGCCAAGTGGGCCTGACTTATTACTTCGCCGGCGAAGCGTTCATGGATGCGGTGCTGACCGGTGACAACCAGGTGTTCCTGTCCGCCAGTCGTGCCCAGTCCGAGATTTTCCGTAGCTACATCATCTCGTTTGCCCAGGAGTGGTTTGGTCTGGAGCTGACCGGCAATCCGATCGTGCTCAGTAAGGACGGCAAGCCATGGGCTGAACTGCGCTTCCTCAGTACCAACAGCAGCACCGCGCAGGGCCACCATGGCCACGTCTACGTCGACGAATACTTCTGGATTCAGAATTTCGAGAAGCTGAACACCGTAGCCAGCGCCATGGCGACGCACAAAAAGTGGCGCAAGACCTACTTTTCAACGCCCAGCGCGGTGTCGCACCAGGCCTATCCGTTCTGGACCGGCGAAGGGTTCCGCAACAGCAAGCGCAAGAAGGCGAAAGAGCCTTGGCCTAGCGACCAGCACATTGCCGCCGGCGCGCTGTGCCCAGATGGCCAGTGGCGCAAGATCATTACCATCCTCGACGCCATGGCGGGCGGCTGCGATCTGTTCGACCTCGAGCAGCTGCAGCTGGAGTACGACGAGGACAAGTTTGAACAGCTGTTCATGTGCAAATTCATCGACAGCACGCAGAGCGCGTTTTCCCTGGCGGATCTGGAGCGCTGCTATTCGGACTTGTCGCTGTGGACCGACTACGACCCGGACGACGATCGGCCATTTGGCAACAGCCCAGTCTGGATCGGCTACGACCCAAGCCGCACCCGCGACGATGCAACGTGCGTGGTCATCGCCCCGCCGCTGGAGACTGGCGGCAAATTCCGGATCCTGGAGAAGTACAGCTGGCGTGGTCAGTCGTTCAAGTACCAGGCGGAACAGGTCAAGCGGCTCACCGAGCGCTTCAACGTGCAGCACATCGGCATCGACACCACCGGCATCGGCTACGGCGTGTTCGACCTGGTGCGCGACTTCTACCCGCGCACAACCGCGATCCACTACAGCCTCGAAACGAAGAACACCCTGGTGCTCAAGGCACAGGACACCATCCAGCAAAGCCGCATCGAGTGGGACGCCGGTTGGAGCGATATCGCCCAAGCCTTCCTGACCATCAAGCGCGGCACCACTGGCAGCGGACAGGTTACCTACAGCGCATCACGCACCGACGCCACCGGTCACGCAGACGTCGCCTGGTCGATCATGCACGCACTGGCCAATGAACCCCTAAACACCAACAAGTCGCGGCGCAGCCGCTACTCACTCACCGGATCCGGAACCCATGGAACGACGCAAAACAGAACAGGCCAAACCACCGGCGCCAGGGTCCACGCGCATGTTTTCGTTCGGTGCACCCGAGCCGGTCCTGTCGGAGAACATCGCGCAGTACCTCGGCGTATTCGTCAGTCACGACGGACGCATCTACACGCCTCCGGTGTCGCGCCAAGGCTTGGCCAAACTGCTCAAGGCAAACGCTCACCACGGCGCGATCCCGGGATTCAAACGAAACCTGTTGCTGCGTGAGTTCATCCCGTCTCAGGGCCTATCCACCGCCACCATGAGCCGTGCAGCGCTCGACTTCATGGTGTTCGGGGAAACGTACCTGTATCGCAAACCCAATGCGTTCGGCCAGGTCCTCGAGATGGAACACCTGCCAGCCATCAACATGCGGGTGAAGATCGGCGGAGGGTTCCTGCAGCTGCTGCCCGACGGCAAGGAGGTGGAATTCGACCAGGACGAAATTGAACACGTCTTCAACTACGACGTGGAACAAAACATCTACGGTGTCCCGGATTACCTGGGCGGCCTGCAGGCGCTGTTGCTCAACGAAGCCGCCACCCTTTTCCGCCGGCGCTATTACAGCAACGGCGCCCACGCGGGCTACATCTTCTACACCAACGACCCGAACCTGAGTGACGACGACGAGGCCGAACTGAAGGCCCAGATCACGGCCAGCAAGGGCGTGGGCAACTTCCGATCGATGTTCGTGAACATCCCCGGCGGCGCCGAGAAGGCGATTCAAATCATCCCTGTGGGCGACTTTCAGGCGAAGGATGAGCTGGAGAAGGTGAAGAACATCACCCGCAACGACGTCATCGCCGCTTGGCGAATGAACCCCGCGTTGGCGGGAATCATCCCGGAAAACAGCGCCGGTTTTGGCGACATAGAGAAGATCGATCGGGTGTACACCAGCAACGAAATCAAGCCGATCTGCCAACTTTTCGAACAGGTCAATGAAACCTTACGACAGGACAGGCGAATTGCCTGGAGAGAGATGCCAGAAACAGTTGATAACACTACATCTGGTATCTAGCTAAGGGATTAACACTACAAAACGTGGCAATATGGTGGCTATTCATCTGACCCTGGGGAGGGACATATGCGCATCTACTGCACAAGCTGTGAGCACAAAGGACGAATCAGTTCTCGGGAAGAAGTGTCCAGCATGTTCGTAAAGCTCTACTGCCAATGCCTGGACGCAAAGTGCGGACACACATGGGTAGCACATCTCACTTTTTCACACACGCTCAGCCCGTCAGCGCAGACATTCGACAGGATGCTATTCGATCGGTTGAAGGATATGCCCAGGGCAAAACAGCGGGAGCTGTTCGATCAGTTGGGATCGCAGGCAGTGGCGTGATGTGCAGATCGCCGACCCCAAGGTGTCGGCGATCGTTTACGTGAAACGACTATCAGCTTCCGATCGGCTCTTCCGGATGAGTCGCCAGGACCTCGGACATACGACGGAGATGAACCTGTTCCTTCTCATTCAGCATGCGGTACAGCCGAATGAGGCGACGTTCAAGTTTGGTCAGGTTTGACCATTCGAACTCGGTGGTTCCGATATTGCCAAGCTCGTTTTTCTTGCGATCCAACATGCTTACTGCTCCATAAAGTGCATTGCTGAACCGACGTTGACGGGGCTGGATCTGGCTTAAGTACAGGGGGGCGACGAATGTCGTACACGCTTTGTTACAAGTTAATTCCGTTGTCGAGCGGCATCGTCAGCCATGGCTTTGAGGAATCGACGGATCGCTTCTTGGTCTCCTGCAGTGATGCTTCTGTATTGCCGGACCAGCAGGTCTTCAACGTCGCTGAGAGCGTCTACCGCCAATGTAGTGCGCAAGCCATTAAGGATATAGGGGACGTCAAAACCGAACTGACTCGCGACTTTACTCAGATAAGACGCAGTCGCGTCGCTCGTTCCAGCTTCGTAATTGGCCTGCGTCCGTTTGGCTATTCCAAGCGCTTCTGCGATCTCGTTCTGCGTCAAAGAGCAACGCTTACGTTCTTCCTGCAGTCGGGAGCCTATCTCTTCGGAAAGGTGCAAAATTATTCATCTCTGATATTTACAAATGCATCGAAGTGCATCATTCTGCATCTCACACCACATGAAAATGCACGGAACTGCACTATGCCCAACTCAAGCATCACCGAGCAAGCCCGACAACAAGCGCGTGAAGCCTTGGATAAGCGCGGTCAATCCGCAAAGGACTTTGCTGAACAGCACGATCTGAATCCCAGCACCGTTTACGCGGTGCTGAGTGGCCAGAGCCGTTGTCGCCGTGGGGAGGCACATCGCGCCGCTGTATTGCTTGGTATCAAAGACGGCGTGATCGAACAGTAATGGCACTGAGCCACAGGGAAAATCAGAACATGAAAAGTTCAGTTCTAAAGACTCGCCGGGAAGTTGTCAGCGCCATTATCTGTAGTTACCCAGGTGGCCGGGAATGTGCGGCTGCGCGTATCGGTTTGGCTTTGAAGAAATTTGATAACCACGCTTACGAAAACAACAACAGTCGTCCGCTCTCAGACGCCCAGCTCTACCAGCTGGAGCAGGAAGCTGGCACCCAGCATCTTCCCAACTATGTTGCAGCAATGTACGGCGGTTTGTTTGTTCCGGTTGCAGATCCGGAGAACTTGGACAATGTCGAGATGTACACCCTTTCGGTGAACGTTGCGGCCAAGCGTGGATGTGTTGACCAAGAAATTGCGAAGGCTTTGGCGGATGGCTGCATTTCCGAAATCGAAGCAGATCACATCCTTAATGCCCACAACCTACACATGGCTGCACGTCACGCAGAAGTGCTTGCAGCTATCGACCTGTACCGCAACAAATCAGGGGCTGCTCAATGAACGATCTGCCTGCAGTACAGGAATACCAGGACGTGCTCAAAGCTGCTGCGCTCGCCTTTCTGGAGCGCCACCAATGCGAACATCTGGGTGACGATCAGCAATTGTTCGACCGCGCAGTGCAGCACCTGATCACCGACTTCGACATCTTGACTACTACTGCAGAGAAAGCCGTCCACTTAGCCAGCAGCGATATGTCCGCAATTCGCGATCGGCAGCGACTGGACATCGGCAGTAGCACGTCGACCCACACGGTCATCATTGACCCCGCCACGGGCAAAGCTTGGGCCGTTCCGGTCAGCCTGATCTACGAACGCATTCTCAACGTGCCGGACAACGGACGCTTCCGCGTAGCCGCATCGTAATACCCACCCACTAAATCGCCTGTCCCACCCCCGTGGGTTTGGGTGAGCTGCGTCCGAAATTGAGGTTTGACGATGGAAAACGCCATGAACATCAACGCAAAACTGACACCAGGTCAGGCCCAAGCGCTCTTGGCCAACCTGCGCGAGCAATACCGTCTCAGCCTCAATGATCTTTGGTACGCAGACGAATATCGAATGATTCCTGATGGCCTACGTCATGGATCGATTCTCGCCAACAGCCCGGTGATGGCTGCTCGAAAACATCTGATCGGTGCCCTCACCCAAAGCCTTAGCCTCAGCCTCAAAGCAGTGAAATAACCATGAGAGAAGATCTGCGTCATGACGTTCTGCAGCGCCTTGAATCCGACTACGGCCTGAAACACCGTTCCGGTACCGATTACATGCGCGGTGGTGAATGCCCTCAGTGCCACAAGCGCGAGCTCTACTCCCGCCACGACAAGCCCTGGCTGGTGATCTGCGGCCGATCGGAGAAGTGCGGCCACACCATGCACGTCAAAGAAATCTATGACGACCTCTTCGAAGACTGGAGCAAGCGTGCGCCGGCAACTGACAGCGCCCCAACCGCCACAGCCCGGGCTTACCTTGAGTTTGGCCGCGGCTTCGACATCGGCTTGATCGCAGGCTGGTTCACGCAGGAAACGTACTACTCAGCCCAACACAACGCCGGCACTGCGACTGTGCGATTCGCCCTGGAGAAAGGCGGCTACTGGGAACGACTGATCGATAAGCCGGCCCGCTTCGGCAAGATGAAAGCGCGCTTCGCACCAGGTGATAGCTATCGCGGCGTGTGGTGGTGTCCACCGTGCGTCGACGTGCTCGAGGCGAAGGAAATCTGGATCGTCGAAGGCATCTTCGATGCCATCGCCCTGGTGCACCACAACATCGCCGCCGTGTCGGCGATGTCCTCCAACGCCTTCCCGGCTGACTCCCTACAGACTCTTGTGGCAGCTCGCCCGGGCAATCTGCCCAAACTGGTCTGGGCGCTGGATAACGAGCCTGGTGCACATGCCTACACGAAGCGCTGGGTTCGCATGGCCCGGGAATTGGGGTTTACCTGTGAAGCCGCGCAGATTCCCCAGCGAGACGGCCGCAAAGTCGACTGGAACGATTTACACCAGCGCTGGCAGTTCCTGGACGAAGGCGAGAAGCGTGATGCCCAGCACGACAAGGACATCACCATTGCTCGTCATCATGGCGCCCTGCTGATCGCAGAGAGCGCCACCGAGAAGGCGCTGGTGATGTTCGACTGGAAGCGTCGCAGTGAATTCCACCTGGAGTTCGGCAACCGCCTGTATTGGTTCAAGCTCGATCTGGAGAAGTACAACAAGGCGATTCAGGAGCTCGAGGACAGCGATCACCACGACGACCAGCTGCTGAACAACAAACAGATGCGGGCCAAGGCCATGCAGCAGTGCGGCGCACTGCAACGCATTGCTACCTGCAACCCCAAGGCCCTGTACTACCAAGAGAACAAGCTCACCGACGAGTCCTGGTACTACTTCCGGATCACGTTCGCCCACGATGCGGCGCCCATCAAAAACACCTTCACCAGCTCGCAGATCGCCTCGTCTGCAGAGTTCAAGAAACGCCTGCTCGGCATTGCCCCGGGCGGGATGTTCACCGGTACCACCCAGCAGCTGGACGCGTTCATTGAGGAACAAACCGACGCCCTCAAGACGGTGCAGACCATCGACTTCACCGGCTACACCCGTGAGCACGGCGCGTACGTCTATGGCGACGTGGCTGTGCGCGACGGCAAGGTGTTCAAGTTGAACGAAGAAGACTTCTTCGACATGGACCGACTGAGCATCAAGACCCTTAGCCAATCGGTCACCCTGAACCTTAATACCGACCTGCAGAAGTTCGACACCGAGTGGTTAGACATCATCTGGGAATGCTTCGGCGCGAAAGGCTTGGTGGCGCTCGCCTTCTGGTTCGGCTCGTTGTTCGCCGAACAGATCCGCCAACACCAGAAAAGCTATCCCTTCATGGAAATCATCGGTGAGCCAGGCGCCGGTAAGTCCACGTTGATTGAATTCTTGTGGAAGCTGTGCGGGCGTATCGATTACGAGGGGTTCGACCCAACCAAAGGCACCCCCGTTGCTCGAGCACGTAACTTCGCCCAGGTCGGCAATCTGCCGGTGGTCCTGATCGAGTCGGAGCGGGAAAAGACCGATGGCAGCCAGACCAAGCAATACGACTGGGACGAACTGAAAACCGCCTACAACGGCCGAAGCGTCCGCTCGACCGGTGTGAAGAACAACGGCAATGACACCCGCGAGCCTCCTTTCCGTGGTGCGGTGGTCATTGGCCAGAACCACGCAGTGAATGCGTCAGAACCCATTCTGCAGCGCCTGGTGCACATCGCCATGACGAAGGACGGGCAGACGCCGGCGACTAAATTGTTGGTGGAAAAACTCGAGCGTATGCCGGTCGACCGCGTCAGCGGGTTCCTGGTCAAGTCCACCATGATGGAAAGCCAGGTGATGGAGACCGTCCGCGAAAAGGGGCCCAAGTACGAACAGCAGCTGCTGGCCCTGCCCGAGATCCGCACCGTCCGGATCGCGAAAAATCATGCCCAGCTGCACGCCCTGGTCGACGCCCTGATGCACGTGGTCCCGCTGAAAAAACACCAAGTGGAAGCGGCTCACACGGAGCTTCGGAACATGGCGAAGGATCGGCAGTTGGCTATCAATGCTGATCATCCGATCGTCGTTGAGTTCTGGGAGCTGTACGAGTACCTGAACAGCGCTGCCGGCGGGCTTAACCACTCCCGCAATGACGGCCTGATCGCAGTGAACCTCAACGACTTCGCCAAAGAGGCCGCAGAGAAACGCCAGAAAGTCCCGGATCTGACCGAGCTCAAGCGCCACCTGAAAACAAGCAAATGCCCAAAGTTCGTTGAGACCAATAGAAATGTCTGCTCAGCATGGGATACCGATGCGGCTGACAAACCGAAAACCGTACGGTGCTGGATTTTTCAAGCTTCCTGATCACCATCAACAAAGGAAAGCAAAAATGCACATCCAAGTCATCATAGGCGTCTTCAGTAAGTCGGGGGGGCAAGTGCAGTGAGACAGTTGGACCGTTTCATGAAGGAACGAGAGGTGATTGAGGTCACTACTCTGTCGCACGCCACTTTATGGAGGGAAGTAAAAAAGGGAGCATTTCCCAAGCCTGTACGGATTTCTCCTGGACGGGTCGGCTGGCGAGAATCAGCCATAGCAATATGGCAACAAGATCCTGAGAAATGGAAAGCCCCAGGAGCCGCGTAGGCGCCCCCAGTTGGGCCATGCTATCTGCTAGCGTGGTGCAGCGAATAGGAATTACAATTCCTCAGCAAGCCAAAAATAGGTATGCTTCCTAGATCGTCAGTGCCATTTAATTAAAGGAAAAATAGTTGAAAATTTTGGTGGGGGGATTAGAGGTTATGTCCTCTGGAGTGGTGCACTCCAAGGGTCTTGAACCTATTGATTTTGTATTTTCGAACGAAATGACATTGCGGATCACAGTCAAGGAAGTTAAGGGGGAGAGCTCAGCAATTGATCTTGTTCCCGAAGGCAATCTCCTTACTATGAATTTTATAAACCCTCATAGTCAGTTGCATTTCGGCCCAGCAGATCCAATTCAAGTTGGCAGCTATTTAGGAAGAGAACTATTCATTCAAATTCGTATTAATACATTTGGTACATTTGTATCGTACGGCGTCGAATACACCTTCTATCAAGGGGCGAAAATTGGCTAATAACGAAGCGCAAAGCTCCTTTATACATACAGCTAGACGGGTCACGCCAACTGAAATGGGATTGGAGACGGCAAAGCTCAAGAAAGAATTCAGAGAGCGCCTAATGATGCATCTATTTTCAGCATCCTTTCTAGTTTTCTTGATCGTGCTGGCTATGGTGGGTGCGGGGATAGCGATGCTCTTCGGGGCTCGCGGATTTAGCGAAGTGTCAGAGTTTTGGAAATGGATAATCCCTTTGACTACGACTTACATTGGCTACGCAATTGGTAAATCGCCTAAGCACGAATAGAAACAATACCCAGCCACACCTAACAATCTCTTGAAGTGCCGAATAATCTATAATAATTCGGCGCATCAATTGTGAGTTCACGAATGACAATCAGAGATTCACTTCAACCATATTCACTTTTTTTAATAGCCACTCCGCCCAAACCTCTAAACCCGCTTGCTTTTCCTTGAAATAGTCATACCGATCATAGTGTTTTGAAGAGACGTCGTTAAATGCGTGCCCCTGAATCCGATCTTTCAACTCTTTTTTTATGCCGGCCACACCCATCAATGTTTTGCAGGTTCGCCGTATGTCCCGGAGAGTAAACGGGGCTTCAAATTTTTCGGCGTGCCGGTTGTATAACTTTGTTATAGCCCTAGACAGCGAGTTAGCATGTAACGATTTGCCTTCGATCTTCCCCTCGAATAGAAAGGTGCTGGACTCGTTGATTTCCTTCATGGTGTGCAGACAATTGAGCATCAGCTCGTTATAAGGCACCGCATGGATAACGGGCCTACCGTCCTTCGTCTTCTTGTTCCTGATCAATACATGATCGTCGTAATACTGCTGTCTTGGCACAGCCAAGAGCTGCTCGGGGCGCTGTCCACCCGAAGCTATCAAGAACTTAATTAGCTCGGATGTGACAAGCGATAAACGCTCAGGCAGCAGTTGCCAGAGGGTAACAAGCTCCTTTTCCGTCAATGCACGCTCCCCTGGATTCTCCCAGTCACTCTGCACGGGCACGCTGGCTACAGGATTGCCAACTAAGCCAAATTTCCGAGCGCTTTGCTGATAACTCCGGGGATTGAATTCTTGCTCAAGTCCCATCTGGAACGCCGCATGTAAACGCGACCGAACGCGGTTGCAATAGGTAGTAATGCCAGCGTCGATCATCTTTGCAATGATGTTCCGAATCTCAGCAGGACCGATCAACGCGACAGGCCGATCGGCAAGGTCAGGGAATGGCTCGGTGACGTAGTGCTTAAAGGACCATGCCACATCTTCGACTGAGGTTGCCTCCTGCGCGCGCAGTTTGGTGACATATGCATCCATCAGGTTCTGCAACGTGCCTGGTGCAACGATTACCTCCTTCTTCACGCGACACAGATCCCGCGCCTCAACCAGCCCCATGGCGGGCCAGTTGCCGAGCTTGACCTTGGGCTTCTTTCCATTGACCCGCCGGCGAAAAAAGAACTCCTTCGCACCATTAGGTCGTACCCGGAGCATGAGAACCCCCTCTCCTTTCGCTGAGCGGCCGTCAGAGACTTCGTATTCCTTTTCGGTGGGCTTCAGTGCCCGAATTTGTTTTTCCGTAAGCATTGGGGGACGTTCCAGGGGGACATTCGACTGAACTATGATCATTTTGGCTGGTACAGCATGAAATCGCCAAGAAGCCATAAACCACTGATTCTACGGCGCATTCCGGATGCTTGGAAACCTATACAGCCCGATAGATACTCCAGGCATCCAAGCTTCCCAAGCTGATAACGAGGGTTCGATTCCCTTCACCCGCTCCAACCGAATTCTTGTCTCACGTTGTTTTTTTGACGGGGGATGCAGGTAAAGAAAAACCGGCCTTCATGGCCGGTTTTTTTGTGCCTTGGGTTTGCTGAGATCCGGTTTGTCATTGCGCTGCTCGACTAGCAAGTGTCCCCGCGCTGTCGCGACTACTCTGAACCCGTTAGCGTTTTTTCTAAAAAATACGGTTTCAGTATCATTTTTCATCAAGCATTAGCCTTTTCACGTCTACCGATCCCTACGCGCAAAACCTCGCAATACTCCAACCCTCTCCTTTCAGGCTTGCCCAAAGGCATGTCCGCAG